TTGCTCGTTCTGGCGTAGTTGCTGATCGGCTAACTGAGAGGCCAAAATAGGATCATCAGCACCACCGACTCTGCTCATGTATTGTTGCCGTAGTGCATCCTCTAACGTGCCAGGCATCGGTTCAGCTTCGGGCGTTACCACATTTTGTGCAGCAGCCATATCAGCACCGGCCCCTGCAATGTCAGTAGGTATAGTTGGTGCTTGAGCTTCTGCCATTGATGGTTGTTGCGTTTGTACAGGCGCACCACCAAAAGCATCTTCGTACTGCTTATTTATGTCATCGCGCTGATCCGTTACGCCCATGCCTTCTTCATACATCTGGTTTATTTGATCTCGCTGACTTACTGCCGGAGCCATGCCTTCAGTGTATTGCCTGTTTATGTCATCGCGTAATGCAGTGGTAAGGTCATCGCCCTGCACTGTTCCAGCCATGTTTTGCTGAACTTGTGGCGTACCTTGAACGCTACCTGCCATGTTTTGTTGTACTTGCGGTATGCCTTGAACAGCACCTGGCATATTCTGTTGAACTTGCGGAGTGCCTTGAACTGATCCAGGTAGGTTTTGTTGAACCTGTGGCGCACCCTGCACTGTGCCAGCCATATTTTGTTGAACTTGTGGTGTGCCTTGTACACTACCGGGTAAATTTTGCTGAACTGGAACCGCAGGGGCTTGGGCATCAGCCATACTTGGTTGAGCTACCGGCTGTTGCGTTTGACCCATTAATGCAAGACGACGTTGTATTTCAGCGCGGTCTGCTGGCGATCTATTTGGATCTGCAAGCGCTTGATTTAATTCTAATGTTTGCTGTGAAAAATCAAACGACCCAGCAGGGGCTTCCTGACCTCCAAACATTTCCAGTTGTCTGCGTATTTCGTCTTTATTTTGATGCAAAGGATTTTGTAATGCTCTTTGTAAATTTTGTATCTGCGCTTGTTTTTCAGCTTCAGGCATCTGAGCAATCGCCATACTCATATTTGTTGGTTGTGGCTGTTGTGCTTGAGCCATTGACTGCTGTGCCATTGGTTGTTGTTGAGCTTGTGCCATCGTTGGTTGCGGTGCAGATGGAGCTTGCGCTTGAGCCATCGATGGAGCAGGGGGTGGTGGTGGAGGCGGTGGTGGGGGTGGCGTATTCGCACCCTGACCAGCTTGTGGATTTATATTTTGCTGAAAAACATCTGAACCAGTTGGCCGTCCAGTTCCTATAGCACGATCACCATCTTGGTTGTTTGCACCTAATCCACCTCCAGTAGCACCTCCGGCTATGGCAGTAACTAATGGATCTTGGCCTTGTGCTTGTGCCATTGACGGCTGACCATACGTCTGTGGCTGTTGGACACCAGCACCTTGCGCTTGGGCCATAGATGGCTGTTTCTTTTTCTTTTTATTTTGCGCGGCCATTGCCCCTGCGTATGATTCTTGATATGCCATATTATTCTATGCCTGTTTTGCGTTGGCGTACGTTGCCGATAGGCTTGTACTGCAATGACGTACGCCGAATGGTGAATGTTTCATCTGTGTTGTAATTGGAAATACGTAGGCGAGTTCTTGCATCGTAACCAAATAGGTCACTGTCGCTTGTTAGGCCCGATACGTTAGACTCCAATGTTGAAGTATTTAAAACAAACGTGCTGTTTAGTAACGCACCCGTCTGGCCCATCTGAACCGTTTGGAAGTTGCTGACAATACCTGCACTGATCTGAGCTATATCAAGGTCATGCGCCCCTTCGTTATCGTAGAGCAATCGGTTATACAACCAGCGACACTCTATCGCATCACCAAACGGTGCAATAGCAGCCGTTTCAAAGCTACCCCGTATGGCCGACCCATCGTCGTTTGTGCCGGAGTCATGCTTCATAATATGTCCGGCAAAATCTCCGGCCTGTGGTAAGTCATCTATCAACGCTGCACTGTCACGCGAGAACCCGTTATACGGCCCAAACCACGCATTTAATCTTGCAGAGTAAATCACCACACTGTTCATCGTTGTTTGCGATGCACCATAGGGCAAAAAGAACCAGACCTGTTCTTGGGCCGGATAATAGAGCGAAAATGAATACGGCAAACGAGACACGTTTAGGTTTGACCAGTATCTGTCATCGAGTGCCAAAGAAATCTTCTCTACAGAAGAACCGCCTGACCATTGGTAGATGCCGTCATTGCGAACAAATAATTGACGCTCACCAGGAACCGTCACAATGCTTTTACCGGCAACCGTTCCACGTTGTGTGCGTTGCTGTTGCTGAAAAGGAATCGTTGAGTTACCGGTGGGCGTAAGAGTATGTATGCCCTGCTCTGTGTGGATGGACAATACATTTTGAAAAGGGCGTAACCCGGTGATGTCAAAACCTAATGAGTAAAACCCTAACGAATCCCACGTTTCAATATCACCCGGATCGCTTCTCCATATCCGATCAGCGGCTCCATTGATATTGCCTACCCATGCACGATTTTCCCAAAAGGTTACCCATTTAGGCGTGGTGAACCGCGAGTCATCGTCGAGCGTTGCTGCGTTGGCTGATCCACCCGTCCATTTGATGCCGTCTGTGTCCTGACCGTTTACCGCGATCAATGTGCTTCCGGCCAATACCCAATCCCACGTATAGTCATTACCAGCCGTAATCGTCACACTGCCTGTTCGATCTGTAGCCGTACCGTCCGTTACGTCATAAAATTTGTTTCCGGCAAAAGCAAAAGTCTTTTCTGTTCCGGCCAGGACCACCTGACCACATGCCGTAACTGTAGCACCGCTGTTCATGGCACTGGAGTTGTATTTTGCAAATCCGTTGCGCTTGGATACCTCACCGGCTAACCCTACCGTGCAGTTCTCCATGTCATACAGCCCGTCCGGTGGCATATCTTCAGCCGGAAGGCTGTAGTTTACCCCACTTCGCCAGGGGCCAAGACGTAACGATTCAGCGGCAATAGGCATTATCCTATACTTCCTTCAGTAGGCTGAAAAGTAAACTTACCGGAGATATGGTCATCCGCTCTACGCATCCGGTATGTTCTGTTACCCTGCACGTTCATATTTTGTCTACCTGCAACAGCAATGACGCGCTCCATCTCTTGCTTATCCGACAATGCGCCTTGATCGTCACCCTTCTCTTGTTTATACAAAGCAGAGATGCCGTGTATCAAAGCCGGTTGACAAACCGCCGCTACATAGGGCGTGATCGAATCGTTGTCGTTGGAAGAAGTGAACGTGGGTATAGACGAGTAATATCTGTAAGCAATGGTATCTGTACTATCTGGCTCTGGATACAACGTGACTTCGATGTTGCCGCTTCCATCCACGCCATCAATAGCTGCCCATCGCGGATCGCCGTTTATACTGGCATCCGGGTCAGCCGCATCAATGTCCTGAGTAGACATGATAATAATGACGTGATCTTCAGTCGTGTTGCGAAACGACAACGGAGCCACCACGTCACTGGCAAGCGAATACGTACGAGTGCCGTTGCTTGTATTGAACGTCGAGCTTTTAAATAACCAGTTCCATTTTTCACGCGAGGCTATATCCTGAGTAACCAGGTTTAAATAGTCACGCGCCGAATCCTTGAATGTCGAACTGCCTGTATTCAGACCAACACGCCGTAGCGCGATCTGAAGAATCTGCAAGTTTGTCATGCAACTAACCCTATATCAAGTTAGCCCACGAACCGCCTTCGTACCCTTGAAACTTGTTGTCGGTAGAGTTGTATATAATCATACCGTTCGCTGCGGTCAGTGCGTTGCGTTCGGTTGTTGTCAAACTTGCAACCGTCAACGTGTCTGCCAGCTTTACGGTATCTGCCTCTACCGCTCCAATCAACGCCGAATCGCCAAAGAAACTGGCCGCGTTGACTTGTGAAAAAGTTTCCGACATCTACTGATGTGCCGTAGCCGCAATTTGATCGAGATCGTATTCCGACAAGTTATCGCCGTTGTTATCCAGCCAGCGATCTTGCCAGATACGTACGGCTTCCTCGCCACGATCTTTAATACGCGACGGTGGATCAGGTACGAATCCTGGAGCATGAGTTACTTCACCAACAGCGCGAACATGATTCCGCACTTGGCTGTTGGTGACCGGTGATTTGCGCTGACGAGTGTGCGTTTTGTCCAGGTCAAGCGCCTTACGAATAGCATTTTTAGTATCATCAGAACCCCTGACAATGATGTCAACGATCTGATCGGGCGTGACACTGGCTGCCGGTGCTTGCTCGACAGGTGTAGCATCTTGCACTACTTCGGCCAACTGTTCCGGCAGGGTATGCTCTTGCTGTTTTGCTGTAGGCATACGTTTTGCCATTTGTATTCTCTTTCGTTAAAAACGTGCGACGATAGGCTTGGAGGTATCACAAGGTGGAAACCCACCGCCGCACGAAATGTGAACTGCTTACGGCAAGTTTTGCAGCACTACGCCACAATAACCCGTGTTATCCGGTGCAAACGCCGCATAACCAATCAATGGTTCTGTCTCAGCGTCTTTAGTGTGTACTGCACCCGTTACACCATCACTCAAGGTCACGTTCTGACCGGCAGCAATAGTTCCATCCGCTAAGATG